GGGGAAGCTGGCTTTAGTGCGGCAAATACTCAACCTGAAGGAAGCGAACAAACGCAATAAGGAATAATATGGCAACAACTTTTGATGTAAATAGAATTGGTGGTGGAACTTTTGAATTAGTTCAAGATCCTACTACTGGAAAATATACAGTCAAACAAGTTGGATTTACTCCTGTTAAAAAATTATCTATACCAGATTATACTACTGCTACTACAACTGCTGGTACTACAGATACATCAAAAGCAACTACAGAAGCTACTACACAAACTGTAGCACAACAAACTACAGAAGCATTTAAACCTGCAACAGGTGGAGATAGAATAGATTATACTGGTTCAGAAATGTTGAGCCAAGCACAGCTACAAAAAGAAGCTGCTAAGATTGACCCTCAGATTAGTGCTAAACAAGCAATGACAAAAGATGAAGCATATAGTCTTGACTCTACTCCTACAGTAGATACACAAAAACAAGAAACTCCATATCAAGATGCTATTATGAGAGGAGGTGTTGGAGTTAAAGCTGATACAACTAGAGGCCCAGGAATAGTTACAGATAAAACAACTATCGGTAGTCCTTTTGGTGCATTTGATGTAACACCTAAAGGAGTATTTAGTAGACCAGAATATATATCTACAACTCCAGCAGCTAGAGCTGCAATGACTTCAGATGCTGCACAATTAGGTATAAGTAGAGTTGAATCTACAGCAATGCCATCAGCAACAAGAACTGCAAAAGAAGCAGACTTTGCAAGTGGTGTATATGAACCAGAAAAAGATGTAACAGTTGAAACTGCACCAAAGCCCGTACAAACTGCACTTAAAAAAGCTAAAACAGGATTACAGACATTAGCTAGTTCTGTTGGTAAAGTATTATCATCTGGCCCATTAATGTCATTAGCTAAAGCTGCATTTACAGAAACACCTACACAAAAATTTGATAAGTCATATTTTACAGATAGAGGTGATGGTAGAATAGGTGGTAATCCAACAACAGATTTATATGCAGGATTTAATAGAGTATCTGCATTTGGAGATTTAGAAAGAGCAGGTAGAAATAGAATTGCAACTAGAGAAAAAACAATTGAGAAAAAAGGATACAAACCTGGTGATAAGTTTTATGATGATACTCAAAATATGAAAGATCAACAAAAAGATTATCAAAAAGCAAAAGAAGTTAAAACATCATCAGCTAGAGAAAAAGCTAGAATGAATCAGCCAGGATCTGGTGGTGATGATAGTGGAAGTTCAAATGCAGGAAGAGTTATTTGTACAGAATTAAATAAAACAGGAGAATTATCTACAGCTGATTTGGTAAGAGATATAAGATTTACTTACAGACATTTAAGTAAAAAACATTTAAAAGGATATTTAGCTTGGGCAATTCCAACAGTAAGACATATACAAAAATTTAAAACTTACAGAAAAGTTTGGAAACATATTGCACAACATAGAGCAAATGATATTGCATGGAGAATGAATCAAGGTAAGTTTGATTTACTTGGTAGAATCTATGCAGGTATAGGTGAACCTTTATGTTGGTTAATAGGAAACTTTGTAAGTGATAAAAATTATAATTTATTAAATACTAAACGTAATAGGCATTTATAATGGCAATTGAAGCAGGAAATAAAGTTAGCACAACTGGATTAGTAGATAAAAAACCTTTTACTCCACAAGCACCAGATATGAGTAGAATGAAAGTTCCAGAATCTATGCAACCTAAAAGAGTTCAACCTCAACAAGTTGCACAAAGACCACAGCCTCAACCACAAGAAGAAGTAGCTGCACCTATTTCTGAAGATTTACAAAACAAAATTCAATCTCTAACAGATGAAGATAAGGTTGTACTTGATACAGTATTAGCTCCATCTGTTGCAGGCGTTCTTAAAAAACTAGCACCAGAACTTAGTCCACTTGTGGATCAATTTACTAGTGCAGAAGAGAACGTAGTTCTACCTGTCTCAGTTGTAAAAACATTTGCAACTAAAAGATATGGTGGAGCAGATGAAGCTCAAGCTGTAGAAAGTTTTATAGCTGATCTTGCATCTAGTCAAGAGATGGATCAACAAACTGTGCCACCTGAAACGGAACAGCCAGAGGATATTGATTATTCATCAATAGATACTGAGCAAGTTTAATTCAGCCCACAAAAATTATGGAATCGAGCTACCCTTATCCATAAGGCACTCAACCAATAGGTAAAAATAATGGAAGAAGAAAACAGAGTCTCTGAAACTGAAGAGAAAAAAGTTAGTGTACCAAATGCAAACCCATATCATAAAGATAGAGGTGAGGATGATGAAGAAACAAAAGCGTTTCTAACAGGTAAATTATCTAAATATCATCAGGAACAAAGAGACAAACAAGCAACCGCAGCAACCGAACAGAAGGACACCGATGCATCTGAAGAGACTGCAGATCAAACAGATAATCAGGCTACTCCTATCGCTGAACGCCCTGCTAACGCTGAAGACCGTGTCTTTAAGAAACGTTATGACGATTTGAAAAGACACTATGATTCTACTATTCAAAAACATAAGGAAGAGCTTTCTTCTTTACGGACACAATTAGAATCAAGTACTCAGCAATTTACACCTCCTAAATCTAAAGAGGAATTAGAATCTTGGAAAAGGGAGTATCCCGATGTCTATGACATGGTAGAAACAATTGCCATGACAAAGGCTGATGCTAGAGCAAAAGATGTTGAAGAAAAATATCAAAACTTGCAAAAGCAACAGGAACAAATTGCCAGAGAAAAAGCTGAAGTAGAACTTCTTAAGGTTCACCCAGACTTTAATGATCTTCGTCAAAAAGATGATTTTCATGAATGGGCTCAACTACAAGATCCTACTATTCAAAGTTGGTTGTATGAAAATACTTCCAATTCTAAGTTAGCTGCTAGAGCTATTGATTTATATAAAATGGATCGTGGCATTAGTACGTTATCTAAGAAAGAAGAAAAGGATGTTAAAAAAGAAGCTGCTAAAGCAATTTCTAAAACTAGAAAAAGTACTGAATCTGAAATTCCTAAAAAGAAAGTTTGGACTGTAAGTGAAATATCTAGAATGAAACCTCATGAATTTGAGAAACATGAAAAGGATATTGATCTTGCTCGTTTAGAAGGTAGGATTGAACAAAGTTAAACAATCAACTAAACTAAACTAAGGAGGGTACAACCATGGCTTTTGGAAGTGCTGGTGGATACGGAAACTTACCTTCAGGTAATTTCACTCCACAAATTTTTAGTCAGAAGGTTCAAAAATTCTTCAGAAGAGCATCAGTGGTAGAAGACATTACTAACACTGATTATGCTGGAGAAATTGAAAATTTTGGCGATACTGTTAAAATAATAAAAGAACCTACAATCACTGTTGCAGATTATGCAAGAGGTACAGCTGTTTCTACACAAGACTTAGCTGATGACCAAATCACTATGACAGTTGATCAAGGTTCATACTTTGCTTTCAAAGTAGATGACATTGAAGAAAGACAATCTCATGTAAACTTTGAAGCTCTTGCAACCTCTTCAGGTGCATACTCATTAAAAAGAAACTATGACTTCAACGTGTTGAAGCACATCTACGACAACGCTGCAACATCAGCTGGTAACACAGGTACTGATGGTTCACCAATTGATGGTGATGCTGCTGTAGATACTTTAGCAGATGTAGTTTCAGCTGCTAAAACAGTTCTTGATGGGAATGACGTACCAGAAGAAAATAGATGGTTAGTAGCACCGCCTGCTTTCTTTCAACAATTAAGAAAAGCTGGTGCTAAATTATCAGACCAATCAGTTCTTGCTGATGGTGGTGCATCACAAATCAGAAACGGTATGGTTACTGACAAACCGTTATTTGGTTTTAACATGTACATGACTAACGCAATTGCTGTGTCTAGTGGAAATGCTGCAAACAAAACATTTGGTTCATCAGGTGCAAACGAATATGCATTCTTATATGGACATATGTCTGCTGTAGCTACAGCTAACCACATTGCAAAAACAGAATTAATCAGAGACCCTGATTCATTCGCTGACATCGTAAGAGGATTACACGTTTTCGGAAGAAAAATCTTAAGAGCTGACGCTGTATACTCTGGTGTTATAACAATCGGTTAATAGTAGGAGAAAATAAATTATGACTGCTTATGATAGTTCAAATACAAACACTCAGATCAAAGCATCTAGTGATACTGTAAGAATCGCATCAGAAGTTGTAGATTTCTCTTCTACAACTAACGCTGCTACTGATACTTTTGATGTTATTGCTATTCCAGCAAACACAATGGTACTTGCTGCAGGCGTTGATGTATTAACTGCTGACTCTGCTGGAAACAGTGGAACAATCGCATTAGGTGATAGTGCAGACGCTGACCAATATGTAGCTGCTGCAACTGTAGCTGCTGCTGGCCAAATGGCTATTTTAGCTGCACCTTTTGCAAACAGTTCTGCTGATGCTATCAGAATCACAGTTGGTACTGGTGCAATTAATGCAAAAGTTAGAGTATGGGCAACTATGATTTCACTTGATAAAGGTGGATCAGACGCTGACACAGACTCACAAACAGTAACTTTTAGTTAATAAATATATTCATGGGGGGAGCAATCCCCCCTTGATATTTAACAGGGGAATACATTGGCTACAACATATTTAACTTTAACAAATAGAACTCTTAGAGAATTAAATGAAACTGAATTAACTTCAGCTAATTTTAGTTCTAGTAGAGGTATACAAACTGCAGTAAAAGATTTTGTAAATAAATCAATTCATGATATTTATAATGAATCTGGTGAAATACCATTACTGCATAGTACTACTACTAAAACTACAAACACAGGAACTCAAGAGTATTCATTAGAGTCAGATATGAGAAAAGTAGATTGGGATTCTTTTTTCTTAAAACCTAGTGAATTAATTACTAATGGTGAATTTGCTACAACAATAGATAACTGGACAACAGATACAGGTTCTCCTGCACATTCAAGTTTAGGAAATGGTAGATTAAGTTTAAGTAATGCATCTTCTTATCAAGCTATATCTACAATAGTAAATAAACAATACAAAATTCAAATAAGAGCATTTGATACTAATGCTGATGGAGATACTTTAGCAATTAAAGTTGGAACTTCTGCAGGTGGAACAGATAATTTAAATGCTACTTTAACTGTAGATGATTATGGCAAAGGTAAAATATTTGAATCTACATTTACTGCTACAGGTATAACTAGCTATGTACATTTATCTACATCTGGAGATTTTACTGTAGATTATGTAAGAGTATCAAGACAAGATATAACTCCTAGAAAGTTAAAATATATTTCATATGATAATTGGTTACAGTCTTTTAAAGAAAGAGATTCTAAAAATGATGATGGTGTATATGCTACTCCAGAATTTGTATATAGAAAACCAGACTATGGATACTTTGGATTAAGTCCAATACCAGATAAAGATGACTATACTATTGAGTATGATTATTTTATAACTCATACAGATTTATCTACAGATACAGATACTATGTCATTACCAGATAGATTTGCACCACTAGTAATAGATAGATCTAAATATTATACTTATATGTTAAGATCCGATGCTCAACATGCATCTATGGCAGAAAGAGATTATCAAAGAAAATTAAGATTATTAAGAGTAGATTACTCTTCAAGACAAGAGTACATGAGAGACTCAAGAATTAACCAAGGAACTAGAGTACAAATAGTATAGGAGATATTATGGCTATAAGAGATGATTCAAAATATGCAGAAGATAATATGGATTATAAATCCAAAAAAGATGCAATGCAAAAAAATAATAATATGGAAATGGCAGGTGGTGTGTTTAGTTTAAGTGATTATAACAAATACAAACAAGCTGTTGAAAAAGATAATGTCATGGAAGTATTTCCAGACAAGTCAATTTTTGAATTAGAAAAATTAAGACAATTATACGAAGCAGAGAAAGCACGTAAAATGCAGGGGTAGTTAATGCCAGCTACTGATTTAATATCCCCATACGTAGTTAGTTGTGCAGGAGGTCTAGTATTAAACAAAGATGTTTTTTCAATGGCCCCAGGTGAAGCACTTATATTACGTAATTTTGAACCAGATATTAAAGGTGGCTATAGAAGAGTAAGTGGTACAGCATTATTTAATTCAACGATTATACCTACAGGCTCAAGTAATTCAAATACTATTGTAGATTGTTCAATTATATTTAACGATCAAGTTATTGTAGCAATGGGTGGTGATATTCACTATGGTACAACATCTGGAAGTTGGACTACAATTGCTACAGGTTTAGGTACATCTACGATAGCTTATGATTTTGAAAAATATAACTTTAATGGAACAGACAAAGTTATAATTGCTACAGGACATTCAGCTGCACAGACAATAGATACTAGTTGGACTGTAGATCCTATAAACGCAACAGATGGTGGAACTGCACCTACAAATCCTAAGTTTGTAAAAGCATTTCAAAACCATATGTTTTATGCT